ACCAGCTGAGTACATTCAGGTGCTGGCCACGGTTGGTGGCACAGGAGCACCAACGGTGACTTTCCGTGTCGAGGTATTGGTGGTGCCTGGTGGCTGACGATGACACTGACACAGGACCAGAGAAGTACGTCCTGCCAGATCCGGAGACTGCAGGCTCGGGAGCGGTAACCGACATCCCAGCACCAGGAGCTGATCTCAGCGACGCTGACCCGGAGAGCGACCCTGGCATCCGGAAGGCTCAAGAGCTGGGATCTGACTACCAGCGTGCCGGCCAGATCCGCCAAGCGCTGCAGGAGCACCGTAATGCCACACGGCAGGGTAACGCAGAGCGGGTGAAGGCAGCTCGAAAGAATCTCGCTGCCCTTGGCTTCGAGGGTGATCCTGAAGCAGATGACGAGACCACTGAGGATGACGGTAAGACACCCCGCGGCCGACAGACTCGCGAGAGCAAGGCAGTCAGGACTGACGCACCGACAGCGAAGGATGCTGTCAGTACGACCAGTACACCGCGGTACTCAACGTCGACACCGGCATCATCGAAGCCGGACGCGTCTAAGCGCTGATGGCTCAGGTTCAGTGGGTGACGCTGGAAGCACTGAAGAATGATCAAACGCTGGACAACGCACTGACCCCGCATGATGACGAAGCACTGCAGCGAACCCTGGATTCAGCGATGGTCTGGGTCCAGGCACACCGGCCAGACTTGGACTATCACGGGGGCTGGACGGTGCCGCTGGACGTGCAGATCGGCACTATCCGGCTCGCTGCCCGGTGGTTCGTGCGCCGGATCTCACCGGATGGTTTGGTGGGGTTGGGAGATGTTGGCAGTGGCATGGTGATGCGCGTCGATCCCGACATCTACATGCAGCTAGGGATTATGGGAGGTTTAGCTTAGAGTTCGTTACTAATGCCTAATGCATTATTAAGTGCACCTTGCGCAAACTCACGTTCTCGATCTGCTTTACGATCGAGTAAAGCTGCTTTAGCTTTGTCACGAGGACTGGAAGATGCGTTAAGTCGACTGGCTTCTGTTCGCCAGTTTCGTTCATTGCGTGAGTATTCGGCCGCTTGATCAAGGTAGTTAGTCACATGTTGAATGCTACCACAGCCTGCACTGCCAGTCCAGCGGGAGGTATCAGGTGACTGCTGCGCTGACACCGATTGCTGACGCTACTCAGCGGCTCGCTGCTGCGTTGATCATTATCCCTGGCATCCGGATCAGCACCAACATTGCCACTCCGATCAGCCCGCCGGCAGTGGTGGTCGGGCCGCCGCGGCTGGGCTACGTCGGTGAGGCCAGCGTGGGCGGCCAGCCGCTTACGGTGCAGTGGAGCCTGTATCTGGTGACTGGTGTGTCGCAGTACGCGCTTGACCAGCTGCTGACTCTGGTAGGGGCGATCGCTGAAGCTGTGGAGCGCTACACGCCAGGAGTAGTGCTGTCGTCAGGGCCAGGGACGTATCCAAGCCCTAGTGGTCCGCTGCCGTGCTATATCACCGTCTGTCAAATGGAAGTAGCTATGCGGTAATCTAGTCTTCTACTGCTAGTAGCGCAGTAATAGCAGCTACTCGTGCTTCATGCGTACGTAGCCTAATCCAGTTATCACAAGCATTTCGTGCTATGCGATCAAGACGAGATTTACGCGCAATGCCTATTAATTTGCGTGCTTCATCACTGTCGACGGGGATGACGCGGGAGTGACCACCCCAAGTGCCTGGCGCATTATAAATTTGTGTAGCAATTTTAAAACGATGCGGAAATCCATCGACGGTAAAGCTCTGTGCTGCGATCTTATTGACAGATGAGATCTTAATATGCTCCGTGTGATTACCAAAAGTTTGAATGAGTACTTTAGCGCCGGGGACTAACCAGTCGGGTGCTGTAGGTGCAGGCTTCGTAGTCATAATTAGATACTACCACACACTGTACTGTCAGTCAACTGGAGGCGCAAATGACTGCCCCAATCTACTATGGCGGGCCGATCACTGCGCCCAGTGGGTTATTAGTGCATACACGTCGGCTCAAGATCGTTGTATTTACTCTTAACGGAGTAGATCAGTCGATGCAGCTAAATAACTGGTCTATTTTAAATAATACGGTAGACGGTACTAAAACGTGGTCGTATGGAGGGAACCTCTCAGAGTTCCGAACGGAAACGGACAATGATTATGCTTTGCAGGTGAAGTTCTTTGCCGACTGGCGAGCCGGTGGGATCTCTGATTACCTGTGGAACAACAGCCGCGCGTATGCTGCTTTCGTCCTTGATCATATGCCTGATGTTGTCGGTGAGCACGTGCGCTGGTCAGGAACTTGTGTGATTAAGGCGCCGACTGTGGGTGGTGATCTGCGCACGATTGAGGAAACATCAATCACTATGCTCATTCTTGGTGTGCCGACGTTCACTCGGGTTGGTTAACCTTATTAGGAACATGCGTACAGTAGCCACAATCACACCATCCGAGTATTTCTGAGATTTCTTCGTGGGTGCTAATTGTAGGAGTTATGTAGTTTCGGCAGTCTTCGAGTAGTACAAGTAATTCATCTTTACTGTATTCATCGAATTTAGTGGATTTGTTCATACTATTATACTACCACAAGCTGCACTGTCAACACAAGGGAGGTGTCTGTGGCACTCTCCACAGTGATCAGCCTGTCGGTATCAGCGACGATCGCCAGCAACCCGATCACCGGCTCGACGGTCAGCGCTAACTGGTCGAAGTCTTACGGTGCGTCGCTGATCAGTGGCACGGTCGCTGGTGCAGCTGACACCGCGTGGTGGTCGTTTCGCACGCTGACGGCCAGTGCCACGGAGAACATCGACTTTGCTGGCGCGCTGGCCGACCCTAGCTCGGGCGCGACCCTGACCTTCGCCCGGATCAAGGCCCTGATCGTCTCAGCCGCGGCAGCTAACACCAACAACGTCGTCGTCGGTGGTGGTACGACCACCATGACCGGCCTGTTTGGTGGGACCACGCACACCACGGTCCTGAGACCAGGAGCTACCGCGATGTGGATAGCGGGAGTCGCTGATGCTACGGCCTACCCAATAACCGCTAGCTCGACTGACTTACTGCAGATCGCTAACTCAGCAGGTACGACGTCAGTTTCTTATGAAATCACTGTTATTGGAGCGTCTGTTTAATGATCGAGTTGCGGGTGCTTCCTGATGACGGTGAGCCATACAATGTGATAGCACGTGGGCGACAGATCCTTACGTGGGAGCAGACAAGTCGGCATAACACGCTGCTTCGGCTTAATGAGGCACCGACAATGCCTGACCTCTATTTTTTAGCTCACCTAGTGGCAGTCAAAGAAGGCAAGTTCTCGGGTAGCCTAGCTGAGTTCACTGCGTCAGTAGATATTGAGCCAGTACCTGGTGTTGATGAGATCCCTACGAGACCGGTTCGTTGAACCGGATAATCATCTCACTAGCTATTGCTACGAACACTTCGCCAGACGCTTGGGTTAACCAAGACTGGCGCACTATTGTTACTGCTATTGAGATACTGAATAAACAAAATGAAAAGGAAGACCCCGAAAGTAGGCAAATGAGCGGCTAGGAGCAGGAGATGACTAGCTTCTTTGGTTTGCTCTTCGGCAGCAGTAGCAGCACCAGCGGTCAAGACCCGTCTACACAGGACGCGGCAGCGCAAGATGCGTTCGAGGGCGATAGCGGCATTGCTGCGGATAGTCAGTTGTATTCGTTCGATCATCCTGATGTCGGTGACGCTGACCTCAACACTGGGGTAGCTGGTACGACGGTACGGCCGAATGATGAGCCGGTTGAGGGCGCGCAGCTCAACACTGACATGGCTGGCGCGGAGATGGACCCGCAGATGGCCGCGGGGCTGTCACAGGCTAATGCTCAGCTAGGACCGAGCATGCTGGACAATATGCGTGGGGCAATATCGGACAACGCGCCACCTAGCAGTGATGTGGGATCAACCATACCGCCGATCAGCGGCAGTGATCAGAGTATACCGTTGCCGGATCAGAGCCAGCCTTATGGAGCTAGCTCATCATCGGTAAGCGGCTTTCCGTCTTCTTTGACGCCATGGAACCAGAGTACATCTATGGCGATGAGCGGCTCACCACCATCGGATGATCCCAGCCAGGTGGCTACTCAGCAGGCGATGGATAAATCGCTGTCTGGCTGGGGCGCTAGTGGTGGCAGCAGCAGCAACGACACCGCACAGCAGAACTATGGAACTGGCTTCGATGATTCGGTGTGGTCTGGTATCGATGGTGTGAGTACGGTTGGCCAGGACGAGGCCGCTGGCGATACTGAAGGTAATTGGAGCAGTTTAGGTGGCTGGACAACGGTGGCGCAAGATGACGCTAGCGGTGCGAACACTCCTGGGACTGGGTTCAACTCGCTAGGCGGCTCTGAAGGCGGTAGCTGGGCAGGAAACACCGCGTACATGCCCGATTCTGGGCCTGAGTCACGTGGCTATGACGAAGCAGCAGGATCGAACTTGATTAAGTCTGGCGACCTGTACAGCGCGAACCCGTCGTTTATGGCTAAACTTTACTCAGGCTAAAAGGAGGCACAGTAAATGACTGCTGCCTCTGCTAGTGGTGCGATGTCCACACAACGCACTGTCTTTATCAACTTCAAGGGATCGGTCAGCAGCTTACTGTCCTCGACTAAGCAAGCTACTGCGATCCTCGGTAAGATGGGCGATTCCGTTGTCAATGTCGGCAAGATGTTCGGAGCCGCACTGACCGGCAATATCAAACCGCTGGTTAATGGCGTGTTCAATGCATTGGGTAAGATCGCTAAACTGTTTCTGATTATGCCAGGATTCTTACTTGCTCTCGTGAACCCGATGAACGTCGCACAAATGGCGATGGCGAACTTCTCAACAGCCATCAGTGCGTCATCTCCAGCAGAGTTTGTGGCGGCTACTCGTAACATGGCGCCAGCCATGAAAGATGCTGTCATGGCTGTTCGGCTGCTGGAGCCACAGCTTAAGAATCTGTACGGCATTATTCAGCAAGGTTTCTGGGCTGGTTTCGCGGGAGATGTCAACCAGTTAGCGACGGCATACTTTCCGATCCTCAGCACTGGCTTGGGCGGCATCGCTACTTCACTAGGTGATCTGCGAGAGAAGCTGGTTCAGTTCTTGCTGCAGCCACAGGTGATAGCGGCGATACAGAACTGGATGACAGCGTTCTCTGGTATGGGCGCGAAGATCCTGCCGATTATTGAGTCCATGCTGCCGACCATGATTTCACTGTTCACGAGCTTTGCCAATATCCTGATCAGTTTGCTGCCGCTATTGCAGATACTGATGGGCTGGCTCGGCAACATCATGAACTTCATAGCCCCGATCCTGTCCGGTCTCAGTGGCATCACGAGCAGTACTGGCGCGATTGGCAGTGTCGCGGGAGTTACTGGCGGGACGAGCAGCACCAGCAGCGGCGGTATCGGTGGATTCTTCAGCGGCATTATCCACGGTATCAGCGGTTTCTTCTCATCACTGTTCGGTGGCGGCAAAGCTGCTGGCGGTCCGGTGATGGCCGGCCGAAGCTACCTTGTGGGCGAGCATGGCCCTGAGATCCTGCGTATGGGTAGCAGTGGCTTCATCACACCGAACGCTGTTATGGGTGGTAATCACTACCACCAGGTCACAGTGAAGATCGGGGAGACGGAGCTGCAGAACATGGTCACCAACCAGATCAGCATGATGACTCAAGGTGTCGCGGTCGCCGCGCGCATGGGCCGCGGGTCCATCGTTTAGTGAACATCCCAATCAACTAGCTCTGCGATTTCAGAAGTAATATCGCCTTCACCATCAGGATCAAGTTTGATGAGATCCATAAGCTGAGTTAGCTGTCCGACATTTCTAGTATCTGCATCGTCGGGAACCTCGAACGTATGCGAGCTTCGCCAGGTTGCTGTAACAGTGATCGACTTTGTCATGGTTCATATCCTATCACATACTGCACTGTAAGCATATAGGAGGCTTTAGTGCCTCAGCATCGCCGCGCACGCCGGCACCAGCACTGGGAGGTCACGCGACAGTGCTCGACCGTGTGCGACTGTGGCGCGGTGTGCCACGAGCTGCACCAGCCAGTCGACCAGCGTGAGCATGATCCGGCTAGCTGTGTTGCGCTTCGTTAGTTGATTGAGTCATATAGTAATTGGTCTTCGATACAATGATGACATACGCTTTCTTCAATACCGTCAATTAAATTACCTTCACAAT